GACCAGAGTCGAGCGCAGTGGGTGGAATTCGCCACCGACGCGGCGAGTAGCAACGAAGGGAGTGGCTGACCATGGCGAAGGCCTCCGGCCTTGGGTGGACGACCGCGTCGATCGACGATGCGGGCGGCACCCCCAAGGCGATCAAGAACGACATCACGGACTTGCAGTTCGCGACGCCCAGGGCGGTGCAGGACATCACCGGCATCGACAAGTCGGCCATGGAGCGCCTGCTCCTCCTCGCCGACTTCAGCATCACGCCGAAGGGCGTCTTCAATGCCGCCACCGGCAACAGCCACGACGTCTTCAAGACCGTGCCGTCCACCAGCGTGAACCGCACCACCACGCTGACCGTCAACGGCGTCACCCTCGCGAACGAGGTGCTGTACACCGACTACCAGCTCAACCGGTCCGCATCCGGCGAGCTCACCTGGTCCGCGCCCGGCGTCCTCGCCGACGGCACCGTCCCCACCTGGAGCTGACGTGGGATTCAAGGTCCAGCGCAACACCTACAAGCTCATCTTCAAGGACCCCGCATACGAGGGCCTGGAGGTGACCGCCCGCGAGCTGAGCGCCGGCCAGCTCTGGGAGTTCATCGCCGCCGAGAAAGAGACCACGGCTGGCGGGGACGGCGCGATGGAGGGGCGCCGCAAGACGATGCAGATGCTCGCCGACGCGCTGGTCTCCTGGAACGCGGAGGACGAGGACACAGGAGAGCCGATCCCCACCACCTTGGAGGGCCTGCTGTCGCAGGGACTCGGCTTTGCCGGTCGGGTGATGGACGCGTGGACGGACGCGCTGATCGGCATCTCTGCCCCTTTGTCGCAGACCTCCACCGCTGGCGATCCGTCGGTGGAGGCATCGATTCCGATGGACGCCCCGTATGTAAGCCTCGCGAGCTGATCGAGGCAGAAACGATCATCGGGCTGTGCGATCGGTGGCACAAGCTGCCCAGTGAGGTGATGGCTGAACCCGCCGGGATGCTCCGCCTGTTGAAGATTGTCGAGCTTGGCCGACGAGAGGAGGCCCCTGAGTGAACATCGTCGAGATCCTAGTCACGGCGAAGAACTTGACGGGCCCCGCCTTCACCGAAGCCAAGGCAGGCACTACGGCCATGGAGTCCACCATGGCCAAGCTCAACAAGACCGCCAACCTGTCCGCCTTGGCGCTGGCCGGGGTGGGCTTCGAAGCCGTCAAGATGGCCTCGAAGTTCGACAGCGAGATGGCGCTCCTGGTGACGCAGGCGGGCGTCGGGGCGGACAAGCTCGACGGTCTGAAGAAGGGCGTGCTGGGCATCGCGGCGAAGGTCGGCACCGACCCCGATTCGCTCGCGGAGGCGCTCTACCACGTCGAGAGCAACTTCGAGAGCATGGGCATCACTTCGGAGAAGGCCCTCCAGCTCACGGAGACTGCGGCGAAGGGCGCCGCGATCGGCCACGCCGACCTCGTCGACGTCACCAACGCGCTGACAGCCGCTGTCGCCTCGGGCATCCCCGGAGTCGAGAACTTCGACCACGCCATGGGTGTCCTCAACGCCACAGTCGGCGTCGGCGACATGAAGATGCAGGACCTGGCCAGCGCGTTCTCGTCCGGCATGGTGGCGACGGTCAAGGGCTTCGGCCTGAGCATCACCGATGTCGGGGCCGCGTTGGCAGTTTTTGGTGACAACAACATCAGGGGAAGTCTCGCTGGCAACCAGCTGCGGATGAGCGTGATGGCGCTGGCCAAGCCAATCGCCACCTCGGCGGCAGCTCTGAAGACCCTGGGTCTCACTCAGACGACGCTGGCTGACGACATGCAGCGTGGCGGCCTCAAGCTGGCCCTCGAGGACCTCGTCGGCCGCATGAACGCCGCCGGGATCTCGGCCGACAAGCAGGGCCAGATCATCACGGATGCTTTCGGCCGCAAGGCTGGCGCGGGCCTGAACATCCTGGTCGGGCAGATGGACCGCCTCGAGTCGAAGTACCCGGCGCTGGAGGCTGGGGCGAACAATTTCGGGAAGGCATGGGAGCAGACCCAGCAGACCTTCAGCCAGCAGACGAAGGAGCTGGAAGGCTCCCTCCAGGCTCTGATGATCACCTTGGGCGAGAAGCTCATCCCGCCGTTGCAGAAGGTCTCGACGTGGATGCTCAACAACCGTGACAGCATGCTCGAGTTCGCGAAGGGTGCTGGGCTGGTCGTTGCCGGATTCGCCGGATTTGCCGTCATCTCCAAGACGGTGGCGCTGTTTACGACTCTGGCCACGGCGGTCAAGGCTGCTGAGGCCGGAATGGTCGCCTACAAGGCTCGCATGTTCGAAACGATGCTGGCATCCACGATGGCTGGCCAGAGTGTGAGTACTCTCGGTGCCGCATTCACGGCCCTCTCGACCAAGGCGAAGGTCGCGGTCTCTGCGACCGCCATCGGCCTCCTGGTGACGGCCATCATCGAGCTGAGCAGCATCTCCGAGAAGGCACCCCCGAACGTCGACAAGCTCACCACGTCGCTCATGAACTTCGGCCGCTCAGGCGGCGTCGCCGGCGAGCTTGCCAGGACTCTCGGGACCGATCTGCAGAAGCTCGGCGGTGCGGTTGATCAGATCTCCCGTAAGCAGTCCGGCATGGACGGCTTCATGGAGGGCTTCTACAAGCTGGCGACGCTTGGCACGGACAAGTCGAACCTGTCGAAGGCCAAGGAGCAGATCGATGCTGTTGACCAATCGCTCGCCGCGATGGTCCAGCAGGGCCACAGTGACCTGGCTGCCGCAGCGCTGAAGCGCCTTGATGACGCCCTTTTGGCACAAGGTGGCAAGCCCGAGGCGTTGGCCGGCGGTCTCCACAAATACCAGGACGCCCTCGCTGCATCGGCTATGACCGACCATCTCGCGGCCGACAGCATGGGCGCCTTGGGCGAGCAGGCCATGGCAACGAGCAAGGCCCTGGATGCCCAGCGGATGACCGCGACCGGGCTCAAGGACGCGATCATCGACCTGAACGACACCGAGCGGGGAGCGCTCGACTCCCAGGCCGGGTTCGAGGCCGCGGTCGACGCCGCCAGCAAGGCTTTGAAGGAAAACGGCGCCGCTCTGCACTACCGCGACGGGGTCCTCGACCTGAGCACCGAGAAGTCCAGAACAGAGGAAGCCGCACTCACCGACCTCGCCGCTAAGACCGACGCCGCCGCCCAGGCGGCCCTCAACAACGGCGCCGCAATGACCGACGTCAACGCGATCTATGACCGTGGCCGCGAGAAGCTCATGTCCGTCGCCATGCAGATGGGCCTCACCCGCGACCAGGCCCGTGCCCTGACCGAGGCGATCCTCCAGACCCCGGACAAGACGGCCTACCTGCGCGGCAACGTCGACGATCTGAAGGCCAAGCTCGCCGACGCCGAGGCATCCCTGAGGGGCACCACCGGCCAGAAGCGCGTCCAGATCCAGGCCGACATCCATCAGCTCGAGCACGAGATTGACGTTGCTCAGGAAGACCTCGACTCCATGCACGGTAGGGAGCTGACGATCGATGCCCGCTACAGGTTCCTCGACTTCGGGCAGCAGGCGCACGGCGGCATCATCGGCGGCGCGGCGACGGGTGGTGCGCGTAGTGGCCTGACGTGGGTCGGCGAGCAAGGCCCCGAACTGGTCCGCCTCCCGGGCGGATCGACGGTCATCCCGTCCGGGCAGTCTCGCACGAGGGCCGCGCAGGCTGTGCAGGGCGCCCCGTCGACGGTGCAGGTGGAGTGGGTCGGCTGGAACCCGGCGGACGAGTTCATGTCCTGGCTGCGGAAGAACATCCGGATTCAGGGCGGCAACGTGCAGACCGCCCTCGGCCGGAACTAGGGGGTAGCGGTGACGGGCCCGACCGTAGAGCTTCAGATCAGCGGCGTCTGGACCGACATCACCTCATACGTGATGACCCGTGACGGCAGCGTCAACGTCAGCATCACGCGAGGCCAGCCGAACGAAGGCTCCCGCACCGAACCGGGGCGCTGCACGATGCAGCTCAACAACCGCGACGGTCGCTTCAGCCCGCGCAACCCGTACTCGCCGCTGTACGGGCTGATCGGCCGCAACCAGCCGATCCGCGTCAAGGTGGGCTCGGTGGTGCGGTTCCTCGGCGAGGTCCCGGCGTGGCCTCCGCGGTGGGACGTGACCGGCAGGGATGTGTGGGTCGACGTGGAGGCCGCCGGCGTTCTGCGGCGCCTCGGGCAGGGGTCGGCGCCGATCGGCTCCGCCATGTACGTGTCCCTGGCTGCCAGTCAGCCCATCAACCAGCTGGCCGCGTACTGGCCGCTGGAGGATCCGTCGGGGGCGTCGGTGCTCAGCTCGGCGGTGTCGGGCGTGCGCCCGATGGTGATCACCGGGGCGCCGACGCTGGCCACCGACAGCACGTTCGCCTGCTCGGCGCCGCTCCCGAAGATGGGCACGGCCGTGTTCATCGGCAGCATCCCGCCGTACATACCGCCTGGCGGTCTGATCGGCACCAACCCGTTCAACACGCTGCTGCGGTTCCTCCTGCTGATTCCTGCTGGTGGCGCTACGGATGGCCAGGTCGTGGCGGCGATGACGTGGACCGGCAGCATCCCTCGCTGGGAGGTGTATTACGCTGCGGCCTCTGGCGGCAAGCTGGGTTTGCGGGGCCGGGATGCGACGGGCGCAGTCGTACAGGACACGGGCGTTGTCGCCCTGGCACTCAACGGGTTGCCAGTACACGTCACTGCATCGTTGGATGAGGCTGGGGGCATCCTCTTCGAGTACGGGCTATCGATTCTGCCCGTCGGCGGCAGCACCCCTTACGTGGCTTCAGGGTCCGTGGCAGGTCCTGCGACGGGCGTTGTGCAGTCTGTCAGCATCGCGCCGGGCCGCGGCCTGCCGGACACGGTGGTCGGCCATGTGAGTGTCCAGCTGACACCGTCCTACCCCACGGACGCGGCGGCCCTCGCACTTGCTGCGGCCGGGTATTCCGGGGAGACGGTGGCTGATCGGATCGCCCGGCTCTGCGCGGTAGCTGGCGTGGGCTTCGAGCTGGTCGGTACGGCTGCCACCTCCTCCCTGATGGGCGTGCAGTCGAGCGGCTCGATCCCCGACCTGATCCAGCAGGCCGTCGACACGGGCGGCGGCAGGCTCTTCGAGTCCCTGTCGGTGCTGGGCCTGGGGTATCGGACTCGGATCTCGCTCGAGAACCAGGCGGCGGCCCTAACCCTGTCGTACGCGGGGCACCAGCTCGCGCAGGTGCCCACGCTGCAGGATGACGACCAGTACACCCGCAACGACATCACTGTGACCAGGCAGGGCGGCAGCTTCGCTCGGGCGACGCTGACGACGGGGGCTCTGTCGACTGCAGCTCCGCCGGCGGGGGTGGGGCCGTACCCGGAGACGGTGACGCTGAACCTTCATGAGGATGGCGACGCGGCTGATCAGGCTGGCTGGCGGCTGCATCTGGGGACGGTGGATGAGGCCCGGTACCCGCAGCTGTCGGTGAACCTCGCACATCCGTCGATGGCCGGGCTGCAGTCCGCGGTGCTCGGGCTGCGGCCCGGCGACCGGGTGGTGGTGACGAATCTGCCGTCGTGGTTGCCCCCGGACACGATCTCGCAGCTGGTGCTCGGCACGTCTGAGTCGATCGACAAGTTCCAGCATCGGGTGACGCTCAACTGCCAGCCCGAGAGCCCTTATCGGATCGGCGTGGTGGGTGATGCCGTATTGGGTCGGGTAGACACGGATGGCAGCTCCCTAGCAGTGGGTGTGTCGGCAGGTGCGACGACCTTGTCGGTGTCGGTGACGGCCGGTCCGCTGTGGACGCGCGCCTCGGCGGACTGGCCGTTCGACATCGCGCTGGGCCCGGAGCGGGTGACGGTGACCGCCGTGTCGGGCAGTTCGTCGCCGCAGTCGTTCACGGTGACCCGGGCGGTCAACGGCGTCTCGATGAGCCATCTCGCGGGGACCGACATTCGCCTGTACCAGCCCACGATCCTGGCCCTGTAGGAGGGAATCTTGTCCACGTATCCGGCTATCTCTGCGGGCCAGCGGATCACTGGCTCGCTGCTGACGTCGATGCTGCCGATTGTCGTCTACAAGTCGGCGGCCGAGGGTGTGACGTCCTCGACGACGCTGCAGAACGACGATGAGTTGTTCGCAGCGCTGGAGGCGAACGCGACGTACATCATGGACGGGTATCTGCAGGTTCGGGGTGCTGCCCCTGGCTCCGGCGACATCAAGATCGATTTCACGCTGCCGACCGGCGCAGGGCTGCTGTACACCTCGTTCGGGGCGGTCGCCACCAGCCCGGCCGTCCAGTACGAGGCCACCGTCAACGCGGCCTCAACGGCTAGGTCCTTCGCCACGAACGCCTCGACTGACATGGGTGCCGCAATCCACGCGTCGATCATCATGGGGACGACCGCCGGGACGGTGCAGTTGCGGTGGGCTCAGGCCACGTCGAGTGCGACCACGACGTACATGCTCGGCAACTCGTGGCTCAGGTTCACGCGTATTGCCTGAGGTCAGTGGCTTGTTCGGGCCGGTCTGTAGCTTCCTGCACAACTGGCCCTCCTGTCGCTGGAGCTCACGTGCAGTCTGCCCGTCGTACCCATCCGTTCGGCCTCATAGCCGCCGTGCTGCTGCTCGTGGCCGTGCTGCTGGGGGCGTGTTCCCCGCAGGCCGCTGGGGCACTGGCGCCGGCGGCATCGGTGACGCTGACGGGGGCCGACCTGCATGACGGCCAGGTCTACAAGGACGGCTCGACCTACTACATGGTCGGCACGGAGTACGGCTGCGGGTTCACGTGGCAGACCACCAGCCCGTGGTGCGGCTTCGGGGTGTCGACCGCGCTGGCGCTTGAGGGTCCGTGGTCGTCGCCGCAGCTGCTGTTCCCGGCGGCAGCGCCGGACCCGTACAACCCGGGCCACACCTACCAGCAGACGTGCGGCACGGGTGGCGGGGGTTGCTTCTCGCCGCGGATGGTGAAGCGCTCGGGCTGGGGCGCGAACGACGGGGTGTGGGTGCTGTGGTTCAACGCCCCGAGCTACGTGACCAGCGGCCTCGGGTCGGCCCCCCACGCCTACATGATCATGGGCTGTAACGGGCCCGCCGGACCGTGCGGGGCCAGCGCGGGCGCACCCTACGGCACCACCCACCGGCCGACACTCCACCAGTGCAACGGCGCCAACGGTGACCCCGGGATCAGCGCCTCCTCGGACGGCACCAGCATCTACCTCCTCTGCCCGATGATCGGCACCACCTCCGTCGCTGTCGAGCAGCTCTCCAAGTGGGGCTCGGACGGGACCGGGGTCGGCGCCACCAACGTTGCCGGGCTCAGCCTTGTAGAGGCGATGGGCATGTGGCGCGACGCCGCGACCGGCACATGGGTCATGACCTACAGCGACGTCCGCTGCGGCTACTGCGCCGGAACCGGCACCGGCTATGCCATCGCCCCGTCGCCGATCGGGCCGTGGACGGCGCCCGGCAACGTCGGAGTCAGCGCCCCCGCCAACGCGCGCAGGCTCCTCTCCGCCAACTCCTGTGGTGGCCAGCCCGACACGGTGTCCGTAATCGACGGGCAGCCCTGGCAGCGCATCAATCTGTGGACGGGCCAGATGAATGAGACCACGGCCGGAGTGCATCTCGAGCCGCTCACCTACAACCCGGCGCTCGCGGCCGGGGCGGCTGGTGACGGCGGCATCCACCGGCCCCCGTTCGCCCCCTTCACCTGCAACTAGCCCTCAACAACCTCTGACCCGACCAGCCCGCGGAGGACACATGACCCGCACCGGACCACAGAAGATCCCGGGCGCGCTGTTCGATCTCTACTTCGGCGACGGCCGCTACGCGGGCACCGACATGGAGGTCAACTGCGGCGTCTTGCACACCACCGAAGGCCCGACCCTCTACGACTACAACTCGGGCGCGGTCGCCCCGACCGTCACCGGCGTGCCCGACATGAACCGCCACAAGATTGTCTGGCATCAGCACTTCGACGTCGACGAATCCGCCCGCGCCTTGGTCCACGCCTCCGGCCAGCCCGCCACCAACACCGCCAACGCCTTCCAGATCGAGCTCGTCGGCACCTGCGACCCGGACAACGCCACCACCTGGCGGCTCGGCAGCCAGACCCTCCGCGCCGGCGTCGACTACATCTACTGGCCGACCGCCCCGGACTGGGTGCTCGCCGAACTCGCCTGGCTGATGCGCTGGCTGTCCGACAATCACGGCATCCCGCTCACCTCCGGGCTGACCTGGGAGGCCTACCCGGCGAGCTCCGGCGCGGACAACGGCGTCCGGATGAGCATCGCCCAGTGGCAGCGCTTCACGGGCTGGTGCGGTCACCAGCACGTGCCGGAGAACGAACACGGCGACCCCGGCTCCATCAACATCACCCGCCTGCTGGCTCTCGCCACGGGCACGACCACACCCACCGAGGAGGACCCTATGCCGTTCAGCGAGCAGGACATCCGCCGCTTCATCCGTGAGGAGACGCTCGGCTCCGTCACCAGCGTGCAGGGCCGCGACACCGTGGCGTACGCCGTCCACTGGTGGCTGCAGAAGGCCCTCACGGGCACCCCGGTCCCGGCCGTGGCCGGCCAGCCGTGGGGTGACCTGCTGCCGAGGCTGACCGCGGCGCTTGCACAGCTCCCCGCGCCTGTCCTGGCTCAGCTGCAGGCCGCAGTCGCCGAGGCGATCGTGCACGTCGACGTCAACGTCACCGGACCTACCCCGACCCACTCCTGAGGAGACCTCATGACCACCCCATCCTCCCTTCCTCCACTGCCGTCCGCCGAGACCGTTGTGAAGACGGCTGAGACGTACGCTCGCGACCTGACCGAGCGAGTCATCTTCACGTTCCTCGCCGCCGAGGCCGCGATCGCCACGGCGGCTGGCCCGGCTGACATGCTGCACGCGTCGTTCTGGCAGGCCATGGGCACGGGCGGCCTGGCCGCAGTAGTCACGCTGGTCAAGGGTCTGGCCGCGCGGGCGATCGGCCAGAAGAACAGCGCCTCGACCTTCCCGGGCGTCTGATGCGCGCGGCGGCCCGCCGGATCGTGCACCGTGTGGGCCGCCGTGGTGCTGTCCTCACCTTCAAGGGCATCATGACCTTGCTGTATGGCTACGGGCTGCTCGTTCAGCCGCCTGTCGACACCCGCGGTATCCAGCTCCTGCTCGATCTGATGCCGCTGCACGCCTGGGCCTGGTGCTGGGTCGCTGCAGGGCTGTGCGCGATCGTCTCCGCCTGGCGGCCGACTGGGCGGGACTGGTTGGGCTTCCCGGCGATCTACTTCGTTGCTGCCCCGTGGGCGCTCGGTTCGCTGGCGTCCTGGGGGTTGTACAACAACCCGCGCGGCTGGGTGTCGGCCGCGATCTGGGGGGCGTTCTGCGGCGTCGCGATCGTGGTGGCCGAGTGGCCCGAGCCGCCTGAACATCCTGGAGGTGCTGATGAGCGCTGAGTCCTGGGCGGCGTTGGCCGGGATCGGCGGGGCCGCGATCACCGTCGTGGGCACCGTCTACACGGCACGGGCTGGCCGCCGTAGCGCCCGGCAGGAGACCCGTGATGACTTCCGGGTCGTCACGAGTCGCATGGAGAAGGAGCTGCGGCGTCTCGGCGATCGTCTCGACGAGCAGGAGCTCGAGTCCGTGCAGCAGCGCGCCCGGCTCGCCGGGCAGGAGTACTCGATCCGCTACCTCGCGGGCTGGGTTCGCTCGATGGTGGGTTTCATCCGCGCCTCCGGCCTGGAGCCGCCCCCGGCGCCGCAGCCCGTCCCCGAGGACGTCCGCCCCTTCCTGCAAGGCCTCGACGTGTGACCGCACCCCTGCACTCCTCCGGGAGAGCGGGGGCGCTATGTCGTGCCCGTGACCTGCGGCGCTATGCGCGACCCCGCACAGCGGGTACAACGGGTACCCGGGCGCATATGCCGTCCGGCCTACCGTTGGCGCACCACACCGGTCACCCTGGAGGGTCACGTGGACGCACAGCCGACCATCGGACAGCGGGTCCAGCAGTACCGAACAGCGCGAGGCTGGGACCGTGACCAGCTCGCGGGGGCCATGGGCAAGAGCGCCGAGTGGGTGAAGTCGATCGAGCTCGGCAAGCGCCGCCTCGACTCCTTCTCTACCATCCAGGCCCTAGCCGAGGCACTGGAGGTCGACTACGTCGACCTGATCGGCCGGCCTCGGCCGCTCGGCGACCCCGAGACACAGACCGCGCACCTGCTGATCCCCACGATCCGGCGCACCCTGCTCAGGGCTCAGCTGCCCACGGTAGTGCTCGGAGCACCCATGCCGATAGAGGAGCTGCGGGGACGCGTCAACGAGACGAACAAGCTCCGTCGTCATGGCCACTACAGCCAGCTCGGCGCACTGCTGCCGGAGCTCCTGGTCGACATCGCCACGACATCGCAGGTGCTCGAGGGCGCTGACCGGGACGCTGCCCACCACCTGCTCGCCGAGGCACGGCACAACACGACGATGATGACCAAGAAACTCGGCTACGTGGACCTGGCGGCTTTGGCCGCAAGCCAGGCTCTGCAGGCGGCCGTGGCCTCCGGCGACCCGCTGCTGATCACCGCGATGGAGTGGACACAGGCTGAGGTCTGCATGACGGCTGGCGCCCGGGCCGAGGCGCGGGCGCTCATCGACGCCGGACTCGACAGGGTTGATGGCCTCCTTGCCGACGATGACGCCGGGGCCTGGAGCCTCTGGGGGACCCTGCATCTGGTGCGGGCGGTGACGGATGCTCAGCAGGGCAGGCAGGGCGAAGCAGCCGGGCACCTCGCGGAAGCGGCGACGGCTGCCGAGCGCGTCGGAGACGGTGCGACCTACCAGACGGAATTCTCCCGCGGGAACCAAGCGATCCACATCGTCCACGTCGCCCTGGAAGCTGGCGAGGGCCTGGCCGCGCTGGAGCGCATCGCCGGGGTGGACATGACCCGGCTCCCGAAGGAGCGGCGGGCCCGGCACGGGATCGACCGGGCGCGCGCCCACGTCCGGGACGGCGACGACGCCGGCGCCATGGCGGAGATCCTCGCCGCTGACCGCCTGTCACCGGAAGGGGTCCGGTCGCACCCGCTGGTCACGGAGATGGTCACGACGTCGGCGAGGCGGGCGCGGACTCGCGGCCCGGTGGCCGAGGCGGCTCGCCACCTGAACATCCCCATCTGACCAGATGGGTGATTCGAAGACCGGGTACACCGTGTACCCGGTCTTCGCTCTTTCTGCGGCCACCATTCACCTACGCGCGTTCAGGCACCGCCTGACGCTTCGATACCTGCGGAGGTGGCCCATGCTCACACGCCACGACACCCTGACGGCCGTTGCCGCGGACTTCCTATCCACCCACGATCTGCACCCCGACCCACGCGGCTTCCTCGCGCAGGGCTTCATCGGCCTCTTCGGGGCCGCATGGCCCGGTGCTGGCTACAGCAGCCTGCTCCTCGCGACCCAGTGGGGCCTGTGGACATGGCGCGTCGACGACGTCATCGACACCGACCTGCGCACCGCGGCCCCGGGTGCGGCTGACGAGCTCGTGATGCGGCTGACCGATGTGCTGCACGGCGCGCCAGCCTGTGCGGACGACCACCCGACCGCTCGCGCTCTCGGCCACCTCGTCGGCCGTACGGCGCCCGCGATGCCCGAGGACTGGTGGCACCGCTACCGCCGCGAGCTGGACACCTGGCTCAACGCGGCAGCCGACAAGCTGCACAATCACGTCATCCCGCGGCGCGTCCCCTCACTCCGGCGGTACCTCGAACTCCGGCCCGCCGACGGCGGCATGCTGCTCGCCGCGATGTGGACCGAGCTTGCCCTCGACTGCGTCAGCCCGGACTGGGACACGCCGCTCGTCCAGGCGGTCCTGAGGCACTTCTCCTCCGTCGGCACCCTCGGCAACGACCTCGCCGCCCGGGCTGGCGACCCGTTCACCGCCCAGGCCGCGCTGGCCCAGGCCGAGGGTCTGACACCCGCCTCGGCCCGCGCCGAGGTCGAGCAACTGGCCGCCGCCGAGCTCCGGCTGTTCCAGCTCTTCCGCAGTGCGACCCGGGAGCCCATGGGCTGGAGGGATCCGGCTGAGCGCATCGCGCCCGCGACGGTGCACCTCGTTGACGGCCTCGACACCTTCCTGCAGGCCTTGGCGGGCTGGACACGCAGCAGCTCCCGATACGCCATCATCCCGGCCAGCAGGCTCCCGGAGGCGGCCCGATGAGCGGCGAAGGCTAAGCCCCAGGCGCCCCCGCTCATCGCAGCCGAACCCGCCACCGGTCGGCCGGGAGCACCAGGTCGGCGGTCTCGAGCGGCTGGCCGTTCTGGTCGTATCGGGTGCGTTGGACGAGCCACGTCGGGATGCCGGCGGCGAGGCCGAGGTGGGCGGCCTCGGCGGTGGTGAGTTGGTGGAGCTCGGCAACAGCGGCACTGCGCGCCCACCGGGCGGCGCGCCGGCCGACCCACCAGCTGGTGACGAGATGGCTGGGCCGAAGGTCGGGGTCGAGGCATTCGAGGCGTTGCCAGTGAAGGCGCGTCTTGGGTGCGACCTGGAGTCGGCTGGCGAGGTCGGCTGTGGCTAGGCAGGAGCCGATGCCACCGCCGTCGCCGGTCGGGTGCGGCCAATCGGCGTCCGCGTTGAGAAGGGTGCGCACAGCAGGAGGATGCGCCACGAAGAGGCGTGAACGTTGCGTTCCCTCGAGTTCTCCAGCTCGTCGCAGGATCTCGACGCCTCGTCGGACCGTGTCTTCGGTTGCGCCCAGTTCGGCGGCCAGGCTGGCTCGGGATGGCAGACGGTAACCGGGGGGCCAGGCCCCAGCGGTGATCCGGCGTCGGATCTCGGCGGCGACGTGCCGGTGCGGCGCCGTCGGCATGGGCATCCCTGCTGGCGAGAGCGGACTGGTCCACGCCACGGTAGGAAGACGCTCGGTGTCTTGGGCGCCCTAGATGCGTGAGCTGGTCGTTTCTGGGCATGACGGCGAGTGATGGAAGGCGCAAACTAAGTACTTCTCATATACGAACGATTGTGCGAAGCTCCTTCGGGGCATATGCCAGTCACCCCCTCTGACCTGCCTCTCTCCCATGCTGCCGCCCGATGGGTCTCCCCTTTCCTTCGGTCGGCGTCAGCTCCCTGCCGGTCCTCGCCCCCAAGCGGGCGGCAGGGGTGAGCCGAACCCTCGTCCGGACCCCTGGGCGGGGGTTCGGTGCGTTCAGTGAGTGCCGGGCGGGTCACCAGATCTTCGGGCGGCCGTGCTGACACGTCAGCACGCGCTATCGGCTGGGCCATCGGAGAGCATCCATCAGCATGCGATGGCATACGCATTTCGCCAGGTCGCGGCATCTTCGCAGGTCAAAGCTTTGTAACAGATTGGGTTCGAGTCCCGTCACTCACCCCATCTGATCAAGGTCTGACCAGCAAGTTTGGTCAGGCCTTGATCCTTTTCCGAAATATGTCAACACGGCGTCATCACAGGAGCCCCCAAACGGGCCTATCGTCCTGTCATGGCGACCATCAGAGAGCGCCCCCGCAAGGACGGCGGCATCACCCACACCGTCCTCTGGCGGGCCGGCGGCAAGCGCGACGGCAAGCAGGAATCTGAACCCTTCCAGGACAAGGCCCATGCCGAGGTCTTCCGGGGTCTCGTGGACATGCACGGCCAGCAGTGGCCGCCCGGCTGGGTGCGAGGCCAGGGCTTCGTCCAGCAGGAAGCCCCCCAGGGCGCAGACATGCCCCTGGCCGACTGGGCCCACCGCGTGGCCGACCGCCTCACCGGCATCGAGGAACGCACCCGCAAGGACTACAAGCGGGACATCGACAACCACATCGTCAGCGTCCTCAGGCACACATCCCCCTCCGGGCAGGTCACGGAGGCCACCGTCGCCAACGTCACAGCCGACGACCTCACCGACTGGGTCCGCGCCCAGGAGACTGGCCTCGCGGACCCCACGGACCCCGAGAAGTGGCTCCGCCGCCCCGCCGCACCCAAGTCCATCAGCAACCGGCACGGGCTCCTCTACGGCATCTTCCAGGCCGCCATTGAGGCCGAACCGCCCCTGCGGACATCCAACCCCTGCTCAAAGACCAAACTGCCCCGCGTCGATGACGGCACCGAAGACGAGATGGTGTTCCTCGAGAAGGACGAGTGGCAGCGCATCCGCGCCGAGCTCAAGCTCATCTGCCGCGGCGACGGCGTCGACATCGCCGATGTTCTCGTGGGCACCGGCATCCGCTGGGGCGAGCTGTCGGCCCTCCAGGTCCGCGACGTGAATCTGACCGCCACGCCGCCCACGATCCGCATCCAGCGGGCTTTCAAGCGTCAGGAGGACAACTCCCTGAAGCTCGGCCCGCCGAAGACGAAGAAGAGCCGCCGTACGATCGCCCTCAGCCCTGATCTCGCGGACATCTTCCGCCGAAACATCCTCGGCAAGTCGTACGACGGCTTCGTCTTCACCACGGCATGGCGCAACCCGTGGGTGCACTCGAACTACTACAACCGGCGGTGGCTGGTCGCGGTCAAGGCCGCGCAGGAGAAGGGCTTCCCGAAGCAGCCGAGGCTGCATGACCTGCGGCACACCCACGTGAGCTGGCTCATCGCCGCGCGGATCCCGCTGCCGGCGATCCAGGCCCGCCTGGGCCACGAGAGCATCACCACGACGGTCGACCGGTACGGCCACCTAGAGCGGGCCCTCGACGGGGAGATCGCCGCTGCCGTCCAGCTGGCGATGGCGAGCAGCGGCGCCCCGGGGCTGCACCTGGTCGACCGCGCGGGCTAGCTGACAGATATGGGCTGGGGCGGCGTCACGGACGCGTCGCCCCAGTGCTGTTCGTAGAGCCCGCAGTCGAGGCCGTCCTGCATGACCTGCTGGAGTTCCTCCGCGATGTCCTCGACCCTCTGGCCCTCCAATACGAGGAACGTCACCTGACTCGGGCCGTCGAGCCGCGCAACACGCCGGCCATCGGGAAGGGAGGGAACCGGCACGACCCGCACGGCCACTCGGGCCCCGGTTCCGGTGTGCATGATTGGCATTCAACGCCCTCCAGGCTCAGGGTGCACTCAGCTGCTGACACTCGTGCACCCCAGAGCACGGCAGTGCACAGCAACCAAGTTCGCCCCCAAGCGGATGCCCCATCGTGCCGCATTCTGAGCCCGGCCGGAAGCCTCTATGTGACCCCGCTCACGCCTCTTTGCGCCCCCTGGCGAAGATCTCCGCCAGATCGGCCAAATCTCGCCGCCCCTCTTCGGACAATTCGGCCATACGTGCCACCACGGCACGCACTGAGCCGTCAGAACTCCACTCGGCATCATCCTCGACGCCCATGAACTGGGCGGCCGCCGCTCGGGCAACGAGCTGGAATCCGAGACGCAGACCCTTGGCGAGGGAGACGAGCCGCTCGCGCTTCGGCGCGTCCTTCAGCTGCCCGTTCTCGAGTCGGCTGATCCAGCTCGGGTTGAGGTCGGGGTCCTCCGATAGCTCAACGATCTGGGCCAGGCTCACTCCGAGCTCGGCGCGCCGCTCTTTCACAAGACGGGACAGCTGGTCCCGCGTCTCTTCAACCATGGCCAACATCATCTCGCGTATCTCCCGCACATGCGTCTGCCGGTGGCCTCAAGAGTCTCTTAAGACTCCCAGATGACCAGGGGTGCGCGTTGCACGCCGGAGACAAAGTGTCCGTCACACAGGGAGGCGCACGCTAGAGCGCACGGGGGATGATGGCATGTTCTCGCCATCGCACGCTCGGGATGAATTGCCCATCGCGGAGCGATAGACAAACTGTCCCCCGCGTGCAATGCTCTACTCATCCCCACGGGGGGATGATTCATCGCAGGAGGATCAGTGATCGACGACGCGCCCCAGTACCGCCTGAGGAGCCCCGACCTCCTCCGCCAGCTCATGCAGCACACCGGAACCGGCGACAAGGTCACCATCCGGGAGCTCGCCCGAGCCGCCGGAATCCACCACAGCACCGTCGGCGAACTCGTCAAGGGCGACCAGGAAACCACCAACTACGCCGCGGCACAGCGCCTCTCCGCCCGGATCGGCGTGGACCTGCTGGTGCTGTGGATTCCCGCCCAGCGCGCCGACGCCGCCATGGCGGAGATGAGCGCGGCATGAGCGACGGCGACCTGCTCGACTACGCCGCAGCCGCAAAGAAGCTCAAGCTCCCCCAGAGCTGGCTGCGCCGCAACATCAAGCGTCTGCCGCACCAGAAGTACGGGCAGCACGTCCGCTTCGGCCCCGAAGAGATCGCCGAGATTCAGGCGATTCATCGAGTCAGGCCGGCTGACCCGGCCGCTCTTCCGCACGTTGCACCGGCGCTGTTGGAGCTTCGCCCGGGCCGTGCACCGCGCGGCCGCCGCACCTCCGCCGCCTGAGCCACCCCAGACCTGGGCGGGCCGCCCCCGGATGCGACCCCAGGGGACGACCCAGGCCCACTACGCAACCCATCGCGATCACACGAAGGGAGTAGGCCGTGAACCAGCCTACCGAACAGACCCCCCGGGCCCACCAGCCCCTGCAGCTCGCTTCGTTGCGAGCCGCTACCGACCTCACCGCGCTGGCGGTGAGCTTGGGCGCCGACCGCCTGCCGATGTGGTTCGTCCACGAGAGCGGCTACCTGCGCGGCTCGTTCTCGCTGGACGAGATGCCCCGGCAGGCGGACTTCGAGCCGTGGCGGCTCGCGATCGGCGAGCACGAGACGGAGCGCTGGCAGGGGTCCGACGGTACCGGCGCCCACGAGACGGAGGAGCTGCGGTTCCGCTTCCGCGGCATCCGGATCGGCCTGACCGTGACGTACCCGCTCACCTCGGTCGTGCTGGGGGTGGCGGCGTGATGGCCAACGGATTCGTCTCCGCCGCCGAGCCGCTGCCGGTGCGGACCCGCTGCTCGGACGCCGAACTCGCCCTGTGCAGCTGCTGGATGGACGACCACGGTGACCCGGGTGAGTGGTCGCAGGAGACGCGCCTCGCCTACGCCGCCGCTGTCGCCACTGCGCGGGCGGAGGGCAGGCTGTGAACACGGACGGCATGCCCACCGAGCAGCTCGACGCGATCGAGCAGCGTTGCGCCGATGCGACCTCCGGGGAATGGGGCTGGTACGACGGCGGTAACTACGCCGACGTGGTGGCCGACTACAAGTCCACCGGGTGGGGCTCGTACAGCTGCCGCCAGCAGGTCGCTCACATCGAGGCCGACTGGTCGCTCGATGACTCGGAGCATGAGGACTGGGACGAGAGCCAGGCGAGCGAGCAGGCCTGCGCTGACGCCGAGTTCATCGCGCACTCCCGGCAGGACGTGCCCGCGCTGGTCGCCGAGGTGCGACGCCTGGCCGTTGCGCTCGCCACCGAGCAGGCCGCCCACGAGGACACCCACACCACCCTCGCCTCCTACCGGCGCATCGCCCCGCAGCTCCAGCAGCACACCGAGAAGGCCCAGGCTGAAGCCGCAGCGCTCGCCGCCGACTTGGCCACCGCGCGGGCCCGCATCGACGAGCTGGAGTCCCTCGCCGGTCGGTGCGGCAACGAGTCCCGTGGCCGCCGCTGCGACCAGCCCGCCGGCCACGGCGGTGACCACCAGGCGCTCGGCGGGAGCTCCGTCTCGTACGTCTGGGCCAGCCAGTGACCGGCCTCATCGTCTTCGCCGCTGCCGGGGCCCTCGTGGCCGCAGCCATCGCGGAAGCGATCTCGGCCGCTGTCCGCCGCATCTACCGCCTCTTGACCAGGGAGAGTGCCCGATGATCGGGAATCCCGTGGTGCGGCGCACAGTCCGCGCCCTCACCCACAGTCTGGGCCGCCACAAGGCCCGGCAGGCCGCCGAGTTGCTCGACCGGGACGGTCTGCTCGCGACCCCGGTGGAGCGGATTGGTGCCCCGTTCGCCATCTCCATCCGCCGTACCGGTATCGGCGTCGAGCTCGACCACTACGACCTGGTTGGCGCCCTGCTGGTCGGGCTCGCGAAGGACTTCGCCGAGGACCCGGACGGCGTCGGCTGGCAGCTGCAGGAGCTGGCCGCCTCGTCGGACGGTGAGCGGGACGCCCTGCTCGACAAGCTCCTCGCCCGGCTCGGCGGTGCGACGCAGCGCATGGGCTCGACCGCCGCACACCGCCTCGCGGACCGCATCGTCGCCGCCGCCGGGCCCGCCATCCCCAACCAGCAGGACCGGAGGGCCGCCTGATGATGATCTGGACTCGTCGCCGCCGCGAGGAGCTGCACGCCCGGGTGGTCCGCCTCCTGCGGGCCGACCTGCGGGAGACCCGCGAGCAAGCTGCCCAGCTCGCCGCGGACCTCACCGCCGCCACCAAGCGGGCCGACACCGCCGAGGACGAGGCCCAGATCGCCCGGGAGGCGTTGACCGCTGGGCACCGCGAACTCCTCGCCGAGAATGTCCGGCTCGCATCCGAGATCGACCTCCTCCGGCGAGACCGCAACGGGCTCCGCTCCCAGCTCGACAACGCCCTCGGCCGCAGCTACGAGCAGCACGCCGCCATCGACGCGGGCAGCTCGAAGGGGACCAAGCTGTGACCATCACCTCGACCGCCGGGGCCACCACGGCCCCGGCCGCCGGGCGCCCCCACTGGGCGCTCCGGCCCCCGCTCGCCTGGCCGTACAAGCAGCGCCTGGCCTTCCAGCAGTACTTCCTCGACACCATCGGCCGCGAGCAGGGCGAGTGGACCGTCGGCCGCGCGAAGCCCGTCTTCCGCCGCTTCTGGCAGTCGCACAGCTATCGCTCGACGATCCGCCGCCACCTCAACCGGCTCGTCGCCGAAGGGCACCTCATCCGCCACGGCGACGGCACCCCGCGCATCTACTACACCGTCATCCCGGAGGGCGAGGGCCAGTGACAGCGATTCTGCCCGAAGCCCCGGCCGCCGGGCCCATCGTCACCGAGCCCGGCATCTACGACCTCACCAACGACCAGTACCACGCCGACCCCGTACCTGGCGGCTCCCTCTCCTCCACCGGCGCCCGCAAGCTCCTCGCCCCGTCCTGCCCGGCCCTGTTCCGCCACGAGCAGCTCCACGGCCAGCGACACCGCAAGGTCTTCGACCACGGCACCGCAGCCCACGGACTCGTCCTCGGTACCGGTCCGGAGCTGGTGCGGATCGACGCCGATGAGTGGCGAACGAGTGCCGTCAAGGCCAAAGTCCGCGAAGTCCGGGAGAGCGGCGGCATCCCCCTCAAGCCGGCCGAATACCAGCAGGTCCAGCACATGGCCGCCGCTCTCCGCCAGCACCCCATCGCCAGCGCCCTGTTCGCGCCCGGCGCGGGCGAGCCCGAGCAGTCCCTGTTCTGGGCCGACCACGCCACCGGCGTGTGGCGCCGGGCCCGGCTCGACTGGCTCCCCACCCCGGGGCGCGGCCGGATGGTCATCGCCGACTACAAGACGACTGTCTCCGCCGAGCCCGAGGCCATCGCCAAGTCCGTCCACACGTACGGCTACCACCAGCAGGCCGCCTGGTACCTCGACGCCGTCCGCGCGGTCGGGGTCGCCGACGACAGTGCCGCGTTCGTCTTCGTGTTCCAGGAGAAGACCGCCCCGTACCTGGTCACGGTGGTGCAGCTCGACCACGTGACGATGCGGCTCGGCCGCCAGCGCAACCGCAAAGCGATCTCCCTGTACCAGCAGTGCGCCGCCGCCGACCACTGGCCCGGCTACTCCGACCAGGTCGAGATCGTCTCCCTTCCCCAGTGGGCCCAGGACCGTCAGATGCAGGAGATGCAGTGAGCAACCCCGTCGAGCAGTACATGCCCCCGCTGCCGGGCCGCATCGGCCAGGGCACCGCCGTGGAGCAGTCCCGCGCCGTCGCCGAGGTCCAGGCCGCGATCGTCGTCGCCCAGCAGTGCCCCCGCAACCTCACCTTGGCGCTGCAGCAGATGCGGCAGTCCTGCCAGCAGACCGCGCTCGCCGAGCGGGCGTTCTTCAGGTTCCCCCGCGCTGGAGGGGCCGTCTCCGGCCCGTCGGTGCACCTCGCCCGGGAGCTCGCCCGCTGCTGGGGCAACATCCAGTACGGGCTGATCGAGCTGCGGCGTGACGACGAGTACGGGCAGTCCGAGATGCAGGCGTTCGCGTGGGATGTGCAGACCAACTCCCGCAACAGTTCCACGTTCGTCGTCCCCCACAAGCGGGACACGAAGGACGGTGCGAAGCAGCTCACCGACATGCGGGACATCTACGAGAACAACGCCAACAACGGTGCCCGCCGCGTCCGTGAGGCGATCTTCGCGATCCTGCCGCCCTGGTTCGTCGAAGAGGCGAAGGAGCTGTGCTCGCAGACGTTGCGTGGCGGCGGCGGCAAGCCGCTCCCGCAGCGCATCGCCGACGCCATCAGGGTGTTCGACGGGCTCGGCGTCTCCGAGGACCGGATCGCCCAGAAGTTCGGGCGTCCCTCCGAGAAGTGGACCGACTACGACGTCGCCCAGCTCACCGTCACGTACAAGAGCCTCCAGCAGGGCGCCGTCACCATCGAGGACGAGTTCCCCGCCGAGCGCGTCACCGCCTCCGAGATCAGCCAGCAGGCCGCCCCGCAGGCACCCGCTGAGCAGGCCCAGCCCGCAGAGGGCGCCCCGTGGCCGGCCGTCGCACAGCCCGGCGGTGCCGAGTGAGTGAGCCGTACAGCGACAACGCGACCGCGGCCCTCGGGCCCTGCCGCGAACCCGCCGACGAGGACTACCAGCGCGTCGCCGACCTCGTCGCCGCCAACGCCCTCAACCAGGACGACGAGCAGGCCCTCCTCGACGCCATCCTCGGCCCCCACGCCAAGCAGGTAGGGGGCACACGGTGAGGCTCATCACCCGACCCAAGCGGAAGCTCGGCGACGTACTCGTCCGCTACCGCGCGCCACTCACCATCCACGCCGAACCCACCATCGGCCAGCAGCCCCTCGTGGACCTCAACGCGATCGAGCGGGTCCTCGGCGGAGAACACCCGACGGTTCCGCTCAACCCCGCCGAGGCCCGGCTCGCCTGGACCCTCATCACCGACGAGCACGAGCTCTCCGCCGCCGAGCTCGCCGCGGTCCTCAACGTCACGACCCGCACCATCTTCCGCTGGCGCGCCAGCAAGGAGGCCACCAAGTGACCACCGACCTCCCCTGCCGTCGCCACGACGTGGACCTGTTCTTCTCCACCAACCCCAATGACATCCAGTTCGCGAAGAGACTCTGCCGCAGCTGCCCCGAGCGGGACCTGTGCCGTGACTTCGCGCGACGAAACCGCGAGTTCGGCATCTGGGGCGGCGAAGACGAGAAGGAACGTGCCAAGGCTGGCTACAAGCCGCGTCGGGACCGCTTGGCCGCCGACTGCGGAACCGAGGCAGGAGCCGCCGCACACCGACGGGCCGGCAGCGAACCGTGCACGGGCTGTCTCGCCGCCGAGGGCAGAGCCCACCGCGAACGTAGCGCCCGCAAGGCCGCACGCGCCGCATGACCCCCGAGACCGGATCGGAGACACCCATGCCCGACACCACCACGGGCCAGTGCGCCAAGTGCAAGCAGACGCGGCCCCTCTTCCCCTTCGAGTTCATGCCCGACGGCTGGGCCGAGTTCATCAAGCGCATGCTGTGCGCCCGATGCTGGTCCATCTGCACCCAGGCCGACGAGCGAGACGAGTACGCCACCCTCGCAGACCTCATCGAGTACGGCACCGACGAGCAGATCGTTGCCGCCCTGCGGGGCACGCCATGAGGGCCTTCTACCGCGGCTACCACAACGGGTCCGAGCGCCGCGCAGGACAGGTACGCCGCCTCCACATCATGCGCGAGGACGGCAAGTACCCCGGACGGCAGGCCCTCTGCGGCACAGGCGGGTACGACGTCACGCACTCCACCACGGTGCTGATCGACCCGCTCCCCGCCACTCCGCCCGTGGGCCTCGCCTGGTGCCCGGCCTGCGTCGGCAAGGCAGCCGAACGCACCGGCCAGCTCGACACCTGGGCCGCTCAACTCGCCGCCTGACCCACCCCTCTACGGCCCGTGGCGGGCCGGACCGCACGCCCGCCACGGGCGACCAACCACCACCCGAACGCTGAGAGAAGGACCCACGTGGGCTACGAGCTGCGACGCCAACTGCGGGACGCCCTGGGCCCGCAGGTCACAGGGCTGCAGCGTGCCGTGGCCCTCGAGATCGCCGATGACGCCAACGAGACCACCCGTAAGAGCTGGGCGGCCCTCGAGGACCTCGCACGGTGGACCGGCGCCAAGGACACCAGCGTTGTCCGCAATGCCCTCAAGCGGCTCGCGATCGCCGGCTGGGAGTTCCGCATCCCGATCGGCAAGGGCAAGGACGGCCGGCTGCTGTACGCAGTGCCCGGCACCAGGATGACGTTCCTGGTGCCGCACTTCGAAGGGGTAGCCACCGCTACCCCTTACGGAGCAGAGGGAGAGCAGGGGCTACCCCTAGGAGGAGCGGAGGCTCCCCCTTCAGGGCCCCAAGGGGGAGCAGGGGCTCATTCAGAAGGAGCCACGGCTCACTCTGAAGGTGCCGTGGCTCCCCCCTTCTCCTCATACCCCTCAGACCCCTCAACAGATAAAGACTCTTCTTCGGGCGAAGGGGGAGCCACGGCTACCCCTTCCAGGGAAGCGCCCGACCACCACCTCGACGCCTTCGGCGCCTTCTGGATCGTCTACCCCAAGAAGCGCGCCCGCGAAGAAGCCAAGAAGGCCTGGTGCACCGCCATCGAACGCGGCGCCGACCCCCAGCACATCGTCACCGCCGCCACCGCCTACGCCCGCGAACGCGCCAGCGAGGACCCCAAGTTCACCAAGCACCCCGCCACCTGGCTCACCAAGGGCTGCTACGACGACGAACCCGACCCCGCTGGCCGCCCCCAACTCCGCGCCGTCGGCGACTGGCAGCCCTACACCAACCCCACCGACCACAGCGTCTACAAGAACAGCTGGAGCCGATGATGCCCGAGCCGCAACGGATGGACACCGCCGCAGCCCTCGCCGCACTCCAGCTCCGCCTCGACGCCCGCGGCCTCGGCCACATCCCCGCCGGCCCCGTCACCGACGGCCCCACCCCCGACGAACCGGGCCACCCCGAATACCACCGCCGCATCCGCGCCGAGTTCGCCCTCACCCGCTGGACCGCCGCCGTCCCGCCCCGCTACCGCAACGCCGCCCCCGCCCACGTCGACCCCGCCGTCACCGCCTGGGCCAAGCACGTCGCCAACGACCCAGACCAAGCCCGGTCGTTGCTCCTCACCGGCACCACCGGCACCGGCAAAACCCACCAGGCGTGGGCCGCACTGCGGCTCATCGCCGAAGCCGGACCCCGCCGGTACGAGATCACCGTCACCACCGCAGCCGACATGTACGCCCTCCTCCGGCCCGGAGGCAGCCCCCGCGGTGAGAAAGCCGAACTCGACCGCCTCGCCCGCATCCCGCTCCTCCTCCTCGACGACCTCGGCTCCGCCAAAGCGAGCGAGTGGGTCGAGGAAGTCACCTACCGGCTCATCAACGAGCGGTACAACCAGTGCCGCCCCACGATCTTCACCAGCAACCACCCCGGCCTCGCCCCCCGAGACGAGCAAACCGGCCGCCCCACCGGACAGGGACTCGACCTGATCCTCGGCGACCGGATCGTCAGCCGCCTCGTCGAGATGACCGACATCGTCACCATGACCGGCGCAGACCGCCGCTGGAGCGCCTGATGGGCCGCCCCGCACCCCAGGAGCTACGCGACGCCCTCCGAGGCCCGCAGAACCCCCCCCCGGCC